ACGACGCTCTTCCGATCTCAAAAGAAGCGCGCGCGACAAATTTTTGAAATTTTTCAAGATTTTTTGGGCGGCAAAAACTTTTTAAGGCATTCTATAAATTATATTTAATTTTTAAAAGGACGTGACACGGTTTGACAAGGGAAGAAGAATTAAGAGCATATTTTAAAGACGTAGACGACGACAAAAAGCATTTAGCATATGACACAATCGACGAATACATTTTATTTTTAGATCGCATTAACGAATTAAAGAAAATGCCTTATATTCGCTTCGACCCAAAGCGCCCGGAACGTCAAGAACTTACACCGGCTGCAAAGCTTATTAAAGATTATTCAAATATTATTGACGCAAAGAGAAAAACCCTTTTAACAATTCTTTATAGAGTAGACGCAACAGCGGCGGACACATTGTTAGCAGGGCTTGCAGAACTTGAAATATGACATATTTAGAAGAGTATCACGAACTAATAGAAACGGGCGAAGTAGTCGCCGGGTATTGGATTAAAAAAGAAATACAAAACCTTGTCGACGATTTAGACAACCCCGACTATATCTACGACACAACCGAAGCGCATAAACGTATTAAGTTTATGGAAACAATGTGCCTACAAAGTAAGGCGCCGTACTACGGCAAGCCACTTGTATTAATGCCGTTTCAAAAAGCTTTTATAGAAGCTATGTATAGCTTTAAAATGGCAGATACTAAATTAAGGCGCTTCACAGAAGTTTTACAGGAAATCGCAAGAAAGAACGGCAAAACAACTTTAAGCGCAGGCGACGGCAACGCAGATTTATTTATAGGCGTTGGCGGCTCTGAAATATGCTGCGCTTCAAACGACGATAGACAAGCGCGTTTAATATGGCGTGAAATAGCCGGCATGCGTAGCCGACTAGATCCCAAAAAGGCGTTGACAAGTCAAAACCTTTTGGAAATAAGAAACGACCGCAAAAATATTATTATTTCCCGCATGAGTAGCAAGACGCAGAACAAGGACGGCGGAAACTACACAAAGACTTATTTAGACGAAGCGCACGACGTCGACGAAGAAGGCGGAAACTGCGAAATTGCGGAAGCTTGTTGGCGTGGTATGTCTACTAAAGACGACCCAATAATGATAATTACAACGACACAAGGTTTTAGCCGTGACGGCTGCTATTTAGACAAGAAAATAGCATACGCAAAAAAGGTTATTGAAGGCGAAGTAGACGACATACACTTTTTGCCGTTTCTTTATGAGCAGGACAGCGAAGCGGAAATATGGCAAGACAAAAGCAGTTGGGAAAAGTCCAACCCGTCGTTGCGTTACGGCGTTAAAAAATGGGCAAAGCTAGAACGTGACGTAGAAGTAGCAAGAACCGACAAAGAAGCGCGCATACATTTACTTTGTAAAGACTTCAATATTAAACAAAACAGCGCGCAGGCGTGGTTACGTGCCGAAGACTTCAACTACGCGCAGGAAGTTAAAAGCCTTGAAGACTTCCGCGGCTGCGTAGCGCTTGCCGGGCTTGATTGCTCACAAACAACCGACTTAACAAACTTAAAGTTATTGTTTATGAAGCCGGGCGACAATACAAAGTATGTATTTTCGCATTATTGGATACCGGAAAGCAAGTTAACAGACAGCGACGATAAGGCAGCGGGCGCACGCTATAGAGAGTGGGCACAGCAAGGCTACATTACTATTTGCCCCGGTTCAATTATTGACTTAACAAAAGTTACGGAATATATTATTAAATTGAAGGAACAATACGGAATAAGAATATATAAAATTGGGTACGACAAGGCGTACGCAAGAGAGTTTGAAAAGACAATAGACGAGTTAAACCCGGAAATGCGAGAAGCTATTAACCAAAAAATAATGTCGTCGCCTATGAAGTGGTTAGAAAAAGACTTACAAAAGCACGTTATTAATTTTGGTAATAATCCGGTTGACGCGTGGTGCTTGTCAAATGCTTGTTGTTTCATTGACGGGCACGAGAATTACAGTTGTAAGAAGTCAACAGCAAGTAAACGTATTGACGGCGCAATAGTGTTTATTATCCTATATGCAACACTTATGCGATTTAATACGGAATATCAACGGTATATTAAATAAGAAGGTGCAATTTTGGGGCTTAAAGATTTATTTAAAAAGAAAGAAAAAAGCAACGGCTTAACATATGCGCCAACAATGGGCGGCAGCGTGCCTTTTTATTCTGCATTTGGTGACAATATGTACGCAAGTGACCTTGTTGTGCAGTCGATACGTTGCAAAGCTAACGAATTTAAAAAGCTTGACCCACGACACATTGTTTACGGTGCAGAAGGAAAGCAAGTTAAAACAGATAGCAGCATAGCAAGAATGCTACGCCGACCAAATGACTATATGACTACGGCGGATTTTTTAGAGAAGGCAACAATTTTGCTTGAACTAAACAAAAACGTATTTATTTACCCGCAGTATTACAGAACAAAAGGCGGCGAAAAGATCTACGAAGCAATGCACATTTTAAAGCCGTTGCAGGTTGAATATTTAGCCGACGACAAAGAAGTTTTATATATTAAATTTTACTTTGCCAATGGCTATACGCCTATATTGCCTGCAAAAGATATTGTGCATTGGCGTAAAGACTATGGCGTTAACGATTATTTCGGCGGCGGCTTTACAGGCGGCAACGACGACGCAGGCTTATTAAAAATGCTTAAGCGCTACGACCAATTAACACAAAGCATTGCAAAAGCTATGCAAGCTTCGTGCATTGTAAACGGCGTTATGCGTGTAAATTCCTACATGAGCGACGACGACTTAAAAGTAGAAATAGAAAAGTTTAACGAGCGCTTGTCGTCAAACGAAAGCGGCATTATTGCAACAGATCTTAAGACAGAATACGAAAACATACCACGCGACGTTAAATTAGTAGACGCAGAAACACTAAAGTTTTTTCAAGAAACTATTTTACGCGCCAACGGTACAAGCCTTGCAATATTAAATGGCGACTATACAAAGTCACAAAAAGAAGCCTACTACGAACATGCGTTAGAAGCAGACATTAAGAGTTTAGGGCAGGCATTCACAAAGTGTTTATTTAGTGACCGCGAATTGTCATACGGCAACGAAGTTGTTTTATATCCAAATAACATTGTGTTTATGTCTATGGAAAATAAAATAGCTTTTGCACAAGTTGCAGCGCCGGGCGGTATGTTGCTTAAAGACGAATTTCGCGAACTTTTCGGCTACCCGCCATTACCGGACGGACAAGGACAAGTTATTGCACAAGGCTACAACGCATTATTGGACGCAAACAACAACAATAAATTGACAGACGAAGAAGGCGGCACAAATGAGTAAAGAACAAAGAAACGATTTTTACATGCGTCGCGGGTTTACCGCTAATTTAAGAGCAGACGGCAAAGACGAAGAAGGCAAAGGGCATATTGTCGAAGGTTTAGCCGCAGTATGCGAGCAAGAAACCGTTATAGAAGATATGTTTGGAAGCTTTACCGAAGTAATCCGCAAGGGCGCATTTGATAAAACAGACTTTGACGACGTAAGGTTACTTGTTAACCATGACTTCGACGGCATAGCACTTGCACGCAGCCGTAGAAATAATAAAAGCGACAAGCCAAACACAATGCAGCTTACAGCAGACGAAGACGGCGTACACATTAAAGCAGATCTCGACACAGAAAACAACGAGCAGGCGCGCGCCGTATATTCTGCAATTAGTCGTGGCGACATGGACGGCATGAGTTTTTGTTTTTACGTTTCAGAAAACAATCAAGAGTGGAGCGAAGACGACAAAGGCAATATACGCCGTGAAATTACCGCAGTAGATAAAGTTATTGAAGTATCGGTAGTTAATTTTCCTGCATACGCAGGAACTAGCATAGATAGTAGGTCATTGGAGAATGACCGCCGGGCATTGGAGAATGCACGTAAAGCGTTGGAGAACGCAAGAAGCAAGAAAGAAACAAACTACAATTTAGAAGCCTTATTAACAAGGTATGGAAAGGACAAGTAAAAATGCTTAAGGACTATTTAGAAAAGAACCTTAAAAATCTTGAAGAGCAGCGCGCAAATTGTAACGCCGCTATGATTGACGCAGACGAAAAAGAGAAGCGCGCAGCATTGGGCGAAACTTTAACACAGCTTGAAGCAGAAATTGCAGAAGCACGCAAAGCACTTGAAGAAGCAGACGAGCCGGCAGAAGAAGCACCGGCAGCAACAGAAGAAGACGCAAGAAGCTTTAAGCCACTTGCAGTAATGGAAGGAAGAAATACAAAAATGGCAGACAGCACACTCGAAATGCGCAAGGCATTTAAAGAATTTATCGCAACAGGTAATAGAGACGTTATCGCAGAAGCACGTCAAGCAGCAGGCAACACAACCGGTTCTGACAACGTAGGTTCAGTTATTCCAGAAAACCTTCTTAATCAGATTATGGAGAAGGTAGAGAGTTTAGGCACAATTTATAATCTTGTCGCTAAAACTGCATTCCCGGTTGGACAGACAATCCCTAAAGAAGCTACAAGACCGGTTGCAACATGGGTTGGTAGAAATACTTCTACACTTCAAAGCTCAACAAACGGCGAAGGCAACGGCTCAACAGTACAGAAGGGCGCAACACTTGACGTTGCTATTTCCTTTACTTCATTTAAGCTTCGTTGCGAAGTCGCAATGTCTGAAGAAGTAGCAACTATGGCACTTTCTGCATTTGAAGCACTCTTTGTAAAGAACGTTTCACGCGCAATGCTTCGTGCTATTGAACAGGCTATTGTAGACGGCGACGGCTACGGACAGCCAACAGGTATTTTAAGTGCAACAGTACCAACAGGACAGGCACTCGAAATTGCAGCAACAGGCGCACTTTCATACGACGCACTTTGCGAAGCAGAAGCAGCAATTCCAGCAGAATACGAAGCAGGCGCTAAATGGTGCATGACAAAGAAAACATTCATGAAGTTTGTAGGCATGGTAGACGATAACGGACAGCCAATTGCACGCGTTAACTACGGCATTGCAGGCAAGCCGGAGCGCACCCTTTTAGGTCGTGACGTTGTACTTTATGTTCCACAGTCCGGCTCAAAGTTAGGCAACTATGCAGCTACAGTAGAAGCAGACACATTATTTGCATTTATTTTCGACTTCGAAGACTATACACTTAACACAAACTACGATTTAGGCATTCAGCACAAAGTAGATTGGGACAACGAAGACCATAGAACAAAGGCAGTTGCTGCATACGACGGTAAGGTTGTAGACAATGGCTCACTTGTTACAATCACAAAGAAGGCAGCTACAGCAGGCGGCAACGAAGAAGATTAATTATTAATTGCTAATAATTATTAAAGGGGCTTATTAAATGACAGACGCAGAAATTTTAGCAAAAGTTAAAAGCGGTTTAGGCATTACGGGCGACTATCAAGACGACACATTAAGCGTTTATATTAACGATATAAAAGACTTTATGGCGCGCGCCGGTGTACCTACTAGCGTTATTAACTCTTCTGCGTCTGCCGGTGCTATTATGCGCGGTGTAGCCGACTTATGGAACTACGGCAGCGGAGCGGGCAAGCTTTCGCCGTACTTTACACAACGCGTTACACAGTTAGCACGCGCAGGCGAAGAAGAAACGGGGGCTTAAAAATGTACAGACCTTTAAGCCCTTTTGACACGGCATTAATTTTATTGGTGCCAACTTTTACAGAAGTACAAGGCAAGCCACAAAAACAGTATTCCGCTTTAACAGACGGCATTGTTTTTAATGGCTCTTTCAAAACATATGGCGGCACGGTTCAATCCGTCAACGGCGTAATTTCAATTGAAGATACGGCGCAAATTGAAGCATGGTTTAGACCCGAAATTAAGAGCGGTTGCCGGGTGGTTGTTGCGAATACAGGCGCAGCATACGACATTGTAGGCGAACCGGAAAACATAAACAATAGAAACCAATTTATCAAAATGACGGTAAAACGCGTAAAGGGCGGTGCTTAATATGTCTATCAAGCTTACGCTAGACAAAGGCTTTGAAGATATGATAGCGGATTTAGAATTAAGCGCAAAAGAAGTAGACCGCGTCGCCACAGCTTGCATTAATCAAAATGCACAGATCATGCAAAGCGAACTTAAAAGCGCTATGAGCAAATCGGGCGTACCGGGGCATTTAATAAGTGAAATGCCACAATTTGAAGTTAAAGCAGAAGGCAACGTATACGAAGCAAGCGTAGGTTACAGCAAGGGCGCATACGACCCCCGCAACCCTTCAACCGGTTATAAAGTAGTTTTCTTAAACTACGGCACCCCGAACCGAACAAAGCACGGTAAAGTGCCGGAAAAAGGATTTATAGCGCGCGCAAAAAGAAGCGCAAAACCTAAAATGAAAAAGGCAAATGAAGCAGCCTTAAAAAAGATATTAGGCAGGATTGATTAATAATGATTGATACCCTAATTACAGCTTTAAAAACCATTTTGTCAAAAGTGTATTTGCAGGGTGCTTTAAACCCCGACGAAGGATACCCCGACGAATTTATAACCTATTGGACAAGCTACACCGAAGACGGCAGCCACTACGACAATAGTGTTAATTCGATTAATTGGAGTTTTCAAGTAATTGTGTACACTAACGACCGAAGCAACCTTATACCATATGCGCAAGAAATTACGCAGACGTTACGGAAAATTGATTTTATCCCGGACGGTTGGGGCGCAGAAATAGCAAGCGACCTTGACGGTTGGACAGGTTGGGCAATGGATTTTAAAAAGACAGAATATTTAGCATAAGCGAAAGGAAGACAAAATATGGCAATCGAGTATAGAGGTTGTAGACAGCTTGTATACGCACCCGTTACAGCAGACGCAGTAACCGGCATTACTTTTGGTGCCGTTAAGACACTTGCACCGGTGCAGAAAATTTCACACGAAGCAACACGCGAAAATAAAAAGGTTTACTATGACGACGAATTAACCAACGTAATTTATGGTAAGTCCGCAGGCACAGTAACATTTACTATTGGCGTACCTTCCGACGAAGTATTAGCAGACATTCAAGGCAAATTCTACGACCCAACAACCGGCGCATTTTCTGATACAGACAGCAACGAAGATAAGTTTTTTGCTTGCGGTTATATCATGGGCGAAGTTGGCGACGCAGAAGACGAAGACTACGTATGGAAGTGTAAAGGCACATTCGAAGTTACAGGCACAGAGCATGTAACAAAGGACGACGGCACAGACACAACAAACATTACACTTGCTTATACTTGCGTAGATCCTAAAGCACGCTTTACACATGGCGGCGCAGACGGTATGGGCGGCAAGTCAAAGGGCGTACGCGTTAAGGCTTCAAAGTCTACAATGACAGAAGAAGTATTTTTTGCAACAGCACAGACAATCGACACTTATTTAGCATATGAGCCGGAAGACCCGGAAGACCCACCGGAAGGCGAATAATTAAACGAAAGGAACAGCAGCAATGAAATTTACTAAAGAAACATGGCGCCGTGTTTGGCGCACATTTATACAAGCTTTTTTAGCTTCAATAATTGGCACCGTGTCGCTTGTTGACGCAACAGACCACGACACTTTAGTTAAAAGCCTTATTTTCGTTGTTGTTGTTCCTGCCCTTGCCGCAGGAATAGCAGCAATAATGAATTTAGAACAGGAGTTAAACGAATAAATGGCAGAATTTGAATTAAGCATTTACGGAAACGACGACGAAATTTTAAAGACATACGAAACAAGCAAAGTGCGGTGGGGCGTGCTTTTACAGGCTGCCGAAATGCAAGACGTTATAGAAGAAAAAAACGTAGTTAAACAGTTTGAGCAAATAGGCGACTTTGTTAAAAAGCTTTTCCCGGACTTAACCGACGAAGACTTACAAAAAGCCGACTACGAAGACGTAGTAAACACATTTAAGCAGCTTATGAATAAAGCAAACAAAATTGGCGCAGGTAGCGCAAAAAACGCATAAGGGGCGGCGAACAAACCGCCCCTACAAGCATATTTGTTGAACTTATGCGAACTACCGTTACTATTTCACAAAACTTAAATTGCAGCATATTTGAAGTTTTGGCGCAGGAAATAGACGACGTTATTATGCTTATTAACTTTTACTTGCGAATTGGAGACGAAGCGCCACAAAGCACAGATCAAGTTAAGAGCGATACAGAAAAAGAAATAAAAGTAACAAGCGCAACCGCAACGGGCGGTTGGTGGTAAAGGGAAGTGAAATTACATGTCTGAAAGATTGGGCGCAAGCTTCGAAATTGACGTTACCAATTTAAAAGCCGGATTAACACAGGCAAACCGACTTATTAAAGAAAGTAAAAGCGAATTTAAAGCGGCTGCCGCCGGCATGGACGATTGGAGCAAAAGCGAAGCAGGCTTAAACGCTAAAATTAACTCACTTACCGACATTACAGAATTACAAAAAAAGAAGGTTGCCGCACTCAAACAGGAATACAGCCGCTTAATTGACGAAGGTTTAGACCCTATGAGCGCGCAGGCAACCAACTTGCGTACACAGATAAACAACGAAAGCGCTTCACTTCAAAAGAACGAAGCGGAGTTAGCAAAAAATAAAGCTGCATTAGCTAATTTGGCTACGGCTTCCGACGACGCAGGCGAAAGCGTAGACAAAGCGGGCGAAGAAGCAGAAAAAGCAGGCAAGAAAGCTAAAGGCAGCGGAGACGACGCCGAAGAAGGCGGCAAAGGTTGGCAGAAATTCGGAGACTTTGCGAAGAAGGCGGCAAAAGTAGCAGCGGCAGCGGCTTCCGCTTGCGCGGGTGCAGTTGTAGGGCTTGTAAAATCAAGTGTAGAAAGCTACGCAGAGTATGAACAACTTGTAGGCGGCGTAGAAACACTATTTAAAGATAGTGGCGACAAAGTAATGCAATATGCGAATAACGCATATAAAACCGCCGGACTTTCTGCAAACGAATACATGGACACCGTAACAAGCTTTTCGGCTTCGTTGATCTCTTCTTTACACGGAGACACAGCGAAAGCCGCAGAAGTTGCAGACCTTGCAATAACTGATATGTCGGACAACGCAAATAAAATGGGCACCGACATGACAAGCATACAAAACGCTTATCAAGGCTTTGCAAAGCAAAATTACACAATGCTTGACAACTTGAAGTTAGGTTACGGCGGCACAAAAGAAGAAATGCAGCGCCTTTTAAAAGACGCAGAAAAAATAAGCGGTCAAAAGTTTGATTTATCAAATTATGCAGACGTAGTCGAAGCAATTCACGTTGTACAAACCGAAATGGACATAACCGGAACAACCGCAAAAGAAGCAGCAAGCACAATTAGCGGTAGTTTGGGCATGACAAAGTCGGCGTGGCAAAACGTGTTAACAGGCATGGCAGACGACGGCGCAGACTTTGACGGGCTAATAGATAATTTAGTATCTTCGGTAGAAGCATTTATAGGAAATGTAATGCCACGCATACAGACAGCGTTAAACGGCATTATTAAACTTATTGCAGGACTTGCGCCACAAATCCCGCCATTAATTGCACAGCTATTACCGGGTATTGTAGACGCCGTAATAGCTTTAACAGACGGAATAGCAAGCACGCTACCCGAAATATTAAAATTACTTCCGGATTTAGTAAACCAAATCATACAAGCTTTACCGGGCTTAACGTATTTGATTTTAGACTCACTTTTACAAAGTTTATCTAACATTTTATCAAGTTTAGGCGAGTTAATGCCAACAATTCTAGCAGCGGTAGTACAGTTAGCGTACCAAATTTGCGACGCTATCATAGGAAACGCACCGTTGCTTGTAACTGCTGCAATTCAGTTTTTAACCGGAATTGTTGACGCAATCCCGGAAATAATTGACATGTTAATGTCGGTTCTTCCGGATTTAATCAATACAATTTGCTATGGCTTGCTTGAAAGCATACCGGAAGTTTTGCAGGCGGCAACCGACTTACTTTACTCAATTATTATCGCACTGCCGTTAATTGTATCTTTACTTTCTGAAAACTTGCCAATAATCATTGACACAATTATAACCGGGCTTCTTGAAAACCTGCCGTTAGTATTAGACGCAGCAATTCATTTATTATATGCGGTTATTGACGCAATCCCGCTTATTGTACAAGCTTTAGCACCAGCTTTGCCACAAATTATTAGTGCTATTTCTAAATGCTTTGTAACAGCTATACCGCAGATTTTACAAGCAGCCGTACAACTTTTAATGCAAGTTGTAAAGGCTATACCGTCCGTTATTTCAAGTTTGGCGGGCGCATTGCCGCAGATTATAAGCGCAATCGTAAAAGGATTAGGCGCGGGCGTAAAATCGGTCGCAGAAGTCGGCAAAAACCTTATTAAGGGACTTTGGAACGGTATTAGCGACATGGCAGGTTGGATAAAGTCCAAAATTGAAGGCTTCGGCAAGGGCGTATTAGACAACCTTAAAAACTTCTTTGGTATTAAGTCGCCTTCCCGTGTTATGCGCGACCAAATCGGTAAATATTTAGGTCAAGGCATAGGCGTTGGAATGGTTGACAGCTTAAAAGGCGTTAGCAACGACGTAAACGCAGCTTTAGCAGCCGAAACAGCAAAGATTAATACAGACTTAAACGTTAACGGCAACGTAAGCGCAGGCGCTACAGCGGGCGCACAGGGCACGACAGCGGGCGCAGGCGGCGTAGTAAACGTTTATCAAACTAATAACTATTCGCAAGCACACAGCCGCTATGAACTTTACAAGAACAAGCAAGCAACAGCGGCAGCGGTTAGACTTGCAACGGCAGGGGTGGTTAAATGATTTTAAAATTTATCAACAAGCGCGGTAACGCTTTTGAACTTACACAAAACGCATTTTTCCACCTTCTAAACGTTGACGGCATGACAACCGCCAATAGCGACATTAAGACAACCACAATTGGCGGAATTGACGGAACCGTAATTAATAATATACAGGCGCAGCCACGCACTATTATTTTTGATCTTGAAGTAAAACAAGACAAAGACGTAGAAGAAGCCAAAAGGGCATTGCTAAATGTTATAAAGCTTAAGCAAAATTGTAAATTAGAGTGGACACAAAATAACCGTACATTAGTTATTGACGGCGTAGTAGAAGGCGTAGAAATGCCACGCTTTAATAATGCCGTAAATGTTCAAGTTACTATTTATTGCCCGGACGGCTTTTGGTACGACGCCAACTACACAGCGCGTCAAGTTGACGAAGCTTTACCGCTTCACTATTTCACAACTTCAAGTGCCGACATGTTGTACTTTCCGGAAGAAGGCATAGCATTTGGCGAAATAGACATGTCACGCACCCGTGAAATTAACAACACAGGCGACGCCGACGCAGGCTTAATTATTGAAATTAAAGCATACAAGACACTTACAGACCCTATTATATATGCCAACGACGGCAAGTTTTTTGGTTTGGGTTATGACGGCAAGCACTTTACAATGCAGCCGGGCGACGTTGTTATTATTTCAACAGAAAAAGGCAACAAAAGAGCAACCAAAAACGGCGTAAACTTATTTGAGTATATAAAACCGTTTTCAACATGGTTACAGCTTGAAGCGGGCGTTAATACATTTTCTATTGACGCTAACGAAGAAGAAATAAACAACATGACATTTACTTTACAATACAAGCAAAAGTACATTTAAGGGGGCGCGGTCAATGGCAATTGAATACGTAGAAATACGCAACGCAAACCGTGAAATTATCGGGCTTATTGATACCGCAAATTCCGTAATTTGGCACAGCGTATATTTTGGGGTTGGCGACTTCGAAATATACGTAGCGGCCACGCCGGAAAACGTAGCACTTTTAAAAGAAAACAACTACGTTACACGCCCAAATGACATTGAAGTAGGAATTATAGAAAGTATTCAGATCATAGAGAACGCGCAAGACGGGCGCATGATTGTTGCTGCCGGAACTTTTGCAAAGTCGTTACTTTCGCGGCGTTTAATTTATCGACTTGCGGGCACTTCTAATAGCGTAACCGTGCTTCGTGGTAATGTTGAAACCGCAGTACGCGAAGTTGTTAAAAACAACGCTATAAATTGCACATGGAACCCACGCCGTAACATTCCTATTTTAGCTTTAGGCGCTGCCGTTGGACTTCCGGCAAAGATTGTAGACGAAAGCGGAACCGCAGCCGAAAAGCAAGTATCATATCAAAACTTGTTGGAATATTCCGACAATTTATTGACTGAATACGGCTACGGCGCTACTATAACATTGGATACAGCAACAAAAAAATTGTTGTACAACATATATGCGGGCGTAGATCACAGCATAAACAATGCAGGCGGAACCGAAGCAATTATATTTAGCACCGAATACGACAATATAACCGAAAGCGAATACTCATACGACAGCGCCAATTATAAGAACGTAGCTTTAATAGGCGGAGAAGGCGAAGGCACAGAACGTTTTTACAGCGTTTTATATGACGAAAAAAGCGGACTAAACCGCCGCGAAGAATGGGTAGACGCCAAAAGCATTAACAAGACGTTAAAGGCAACGGACTTACAAGAACTTTTCCCGTCGGGTGTATTTAGCGGTACGCAATTTAAAGTTAATGGCACAGTTTATGCCAACTTAAAAATTAACGAAGAAAAAGAATACACATTAAACAGCTTACAAGAGCGCTTTCCGTCGGGCGTTGTTAGTGGAACGAAATTTAACGTTAATGGCGTTACATACGCCAATTTAATATATGGCGAAGAAACCAAATATAAAGCAACGCCAATTGGATATAAATCAATATTGGACGCCGACGGAGACGAAGGCGACTATATATTAACAAATACCGTATATAGCAACTTATTAAAGGCGCAGGGCATGCAGGATTTAGCGCAATTAACTATTGTTGAAAACTTCACGGGAAGTATTAACGACTTATACGGCAATTGGCATTATAACGAAGATTTTATGTTAGGCGACATAGTAACAATTCAAAACAACGAATTGGGCAAGTACGTTAACGTGCGCATTGTGGAATGCACAGAAGTACAAGACGAAAACGGCTATAAAGTCGACCCAACATACGAAAGCATATAAAGGGGCGTAACTATGGCACAATCAAGCGGATTTTTTAACGCGCTACGTGAAGGCGAAATACTCGACAGACAGTACAACGCTAACCACTATAGCGACAATTTAGCCGTTGTTATTTCAAACGGCGTATTACGCAGCACCGGGGACGATTTAAAGGTAACTGCAAACGGTATGTATTTAACCGTTGCTGCCGGTCGCGCATGGATTAATGGACATTATTATAAAAACGATAGTCCATACACTTTTGCGGGCATTGTTGCACCGGTCGGCGGTTCGCGTATTGACCGTGTAATGCTTCGCCTTAATTTAAACATTAGCGAACGCAATATAACTTTAGTTTATGTTGAAGGCGTCGCAGGCAATAGCCCGGTAGCACCGGCACCAATTAGAAACGACGAAATATACGACCTTGTATTAGCAGACATAGGCGTAACAGCAAACGCAGCCAATGTTAGCATTACAGATCAACGCGCAAACAAAAATTTGTGCGGTTGGGTATACTCCACAAGTGGCGACAACTCATTTTTTGAGAGTTTAGACAACAGCTTTTACGATTGGTTCAACGGCGCAAAAGATACTTTGTCAAGCGTAACACTTTTTAAGCGTTATACAGACAATATAACAGTTTCTACCCCGTCTACTACAGTAACTTTTAATATTCCACAGTACGACGAAGAAACATGCTTTGTTGAAGTATACGTAAACGGAATTTTAGACAATCGCTGCACAATTAGCGGCAGCACAATTACTTTTGACGGTTTACCACTTACAACCGGTACAATTGTTACCGTGAATTGTTATAAGTCAATCGACGGCACCGGTATTATGAGTGTTGCAGACGAAATAACAGAACTTCAAAACGAAGTAGACGCATTAGCAGGCGCAAGCAGATATGTTTATAAATGCACCGGCACAAATGATAACATTTCATTATCACAAATTGCGCAGGCGTTTATAAGCGGAACATATACAGCAAGCGCAGTAACAGACAGCGCACGCGCCTTTTTATCACACTTCAATTTAAGCGAAGTAAAAGACAACGCGCAAATTACAATCGAAGTAGAAGGCAAATGCGGCGTTACTACCGCTTATGCAGGCGACGGCGGAGAAGCAAGCCGCTATAGATACTTTTCATTAGGCACCGACGCAAAGAACGCACGCAAGCTTGTATTTGACTTTGCAAAATGTGAAGGCGTATATATTAATACTTTTTCTGCAAATAGTAGCAGTATTGTATTTTATGGCGCAGACATTCACATTAAGCATTTACGTTGTGTTTGTTCTTCAAGCGCAGCTAATGCAAATATTCAAATGTTCGCAGATCCATTTTATAAAGGCGACATTTTAGTAGAAGACAGCGACTTAACTATTATTTGTAACGGCAATGCGATTATTGCAGAAAACGGCACATTTAATGATTGCAACACTTTAACACGCAGCGTTTACGGCAATGCTTATTGCTTTAACGGTCGTAATTTGGGCTTAATCCGTGTTAACAACGGTTCGCATTATGCTTATGTTGGCAATTCCGCAAACGTAAGCGCGGTATTTAACACAGCAGCGGCACAGACTAACGCAGTTATTAGCGCGGTTAATGTTTCTTGCCCTACCGCAGCAATTACAGGATACACACAAAAATATCTTGTACGAGCATTGGCAGGTCAAACAGTAATTAACGGCGTAATTTCCACTTTGACCGGTAACGGCACCTTCTACACAATCACAAATAAAATTACTTATAGTAAGCATTAAAACAAAGAAAAGGCAGGGCAAGCGCCCCGCCTTTTTTATTTTAATATGTTTGAGTATAAGCGCACGTTTGGTTGCCCTAATGTTTCCTTATACTCAAATGCGCCGTAAGGGCGCACAATTAAGTATATTTCTAATCTTTCGTTAGAAATTATTACATTTTCGACAAAAGCGTCGAATATAGTTTTTACTACTTCTTCGTCTTTAATGGTAAAATTGTTAAGCATTTCACGTAAAAACGCTTCGACCGCTTCCGGCGTTATTGTCTTTTCGCGTTGGTCGTACAACGCAAATAGACGCCCCGTAATTTCTTTTATTTCTTCTTCAATTAACGCGGCTTTTTTCTTTGCCGTGTCTTTTGTTACTTCGCCGTCTAAACGCATTTCAATAAGTGTATCTAAATTCTTTTCTAATTTCGCTTTAAGCTTTTCTAATTTCACTATTTGTTTTTGGATATTTTCGGGGCTATCTTCGCAGGCTTCCGCCGCTTCAAGTGCAATACGTTTTATTGAACTTTCGTTTAAAATCTTTGTTTTAATTTCGGCTAATAATAATTGTTCGATATATTCTTTTCTTACTTTGTCGCATGAGCAATTATTATACCCTTTACGGTTGGAACAAATATAATATTTGTATTCGTATTTAATATCATTTTTCACGGAACCACTTTTAACACCGAAAAAGTGAGCGCCGCACAAACCACAATGCAGCTTACCCGTTAAACTGTATAAATCTTTCTTTTTACGGGGCTTAACTAATTTTCTTTCATTTTTGCGGGCTTGTACACGTCGCCATAATTTGTCGTCAATTATCGTAGGAACGGCACCCGGTGCGACAATTTCTGCGTAACCTTGCGTTTTATAACGTAGTGTGCCTATATAAAAATCATTTCCCAAAATTCGCGCTATTGTTGTTATGCCAAACTCTTTACCACGACGCGTTAATATGTCGTTGTTTGTTAAATAGCTTTGCAAATGTCTTAACGAGTAGTTATCGGCAAACATTCTAAACAGATCTTCTACTACTTCGGCTTCCTTTTCGTCTATAGCGTATTTTTTACGCACTTTCGCCCCGTTTTGCACTTCTTCTAACTTATACCCAAAAGGAACGGTTCCGCCCGTAAAATAACCTTGTCGCGCCATTTCACGCATAGAACTTTTAACGTGGTCGCTTATTGTTTCGCTTTGGTATTGGTCTATATCAGATAAAACGTTAGTCATTAACCGACCTGCACTTGTCTCTTCGTCTATTGCCTGCGTTACAGAAAGCAACCGCACGCCCATTTTACGCATTAAGGTTCTATATTTTGTACTTTCGTAAGCATTACGGAACATTCGATTAAGCTTATATACAATAATTGTTTTAACCGTGCCTGCTTTTACTGCGTCCATAAGTCGGAAAAACTCTTCACGTCCGGCAACCTTTGTTGCAGTTGACGCAAGGTCGATATGCTCTTTAAAAATTTCTAAACCATGTCTAATGCAATAGTCGTGTATTTCGCTTTGTTGGTATTCTACCGAAAACCCGTCGTCTTGTTTGTGATCTGAATAACGTATATAGCTTCTAGTTGTAGTCATTGTTTTTATTTGCCCCTTTTAAATTTAAGTAAAGTTTCATTAATTCGTGGTATATCTCTTCTTTTGTTTCGCCTGCTATTTCGTCACTTTCGAAAACTTCTTTAGCCCTTGTAAGCAATTCGAAGGCTTCGTTTTGCGTTGTGACGCCGAAATAGTCAATACTTACGCCAAACATTACCGCTATTCGTTGTAAGTCCTTTAAATGCGGTGTGCGGCGCCCTATTTCGTAATTAGATATGGTAGACCGTGTAACTTCTAATTTGTCCGCTAATTCTTGCTGCGTCATTCGTTTGTTTTTACGAAGTTGCCGTATCTTTAAACCAATCATTGTTGCACCTGCTTTCGTTTTGGTTTGTCTTACAGGTGTAACAATAACGTAGAATAGTGACACATTGCAACCAAATTGCATAAAGTTAGAATTTGAATGCAGAAACGAGCGTTTTTATGTAACATTTTGTCGCACTATGTATAAAAAGGTTGCGTAACGTCAACAATTGCATTGAAAGGGTGACAATATGCGAACTAACTTAAAACTATATCGAACAGCGCGAAACATGACACAAGAAGAAATAGCAACGCGCATTGGTTGCAGCCGGGCGACATATTCGGCAATTGAAAAAGGCGCGAGAGCGGGACGGCAAACATTTTGGCATGGTTTGCAAAATGCTTTTGAAATACCGGACGCGGAAGTATGGGAGTTAACGAAGTATGAAACACGAAAAAAGGACAATTAACGTTTATACCGTAGAAAAAGACACGCCAATTAATTTTAAAGCTATAGCAAAGGCAGTTGCCGAAAGAATAGGAAGGGAAGACAAGGAAAAATGGACAAACAAATTAAAAAATACCACGAAGTAATACAAGCTATTGGGGAAGTATTGCAGCAGAAGAACACAAACATAGATTTAAAAGACTATGAGTTAGGCGACCTAAAGAAAAAGTTAAAAGAAGCGGAAAAGCAGTTATCAGATCTAAAAAAGCAGTAATTTTTATTACTGCTTTATATTTTCGTCTATAAGCCCGTTTAAAAGCATTTTAAATTTAAACGTCAAATTACATTGTGAAAGGGCAAAACCCGCCAAAATGAGCGGAGACAGAAAAAGAGCAAGCAAATTTGCTTACTCTTTGACAAACATTTGCACCCAATAGGTACCATATGAACCGCCGGCGTAATAACCTACGCCAATTTCTGTATAGTTTGCATTTAAAATATTTGCACGGTGCCCGCTTGAATTTAACCAACTATTCATTACTTCTTGCGGTGATCTTTGCCCGGCTGCGATATTCTCGCCGGCAGCCTTATAATGTACGCCGTATTTTTGCAGCATTTCAAACGGTGTACCATATGTTGGGCTTGTATGGCTAAAGTATTTTTTGTCTGCCATGTCTTGCGCTTTAAGCGTGGCAATATCGCTTATTTTTGTACTTAATTTAAGGGATTGTAGCCCTTGTTTTGTTCTTTCTGCATTAACTAGCCGTACTACTTCGTGTATTTTGGCGTCTACGCTGCCTGCAATAGCGCTTGCGTTGCCCTGCGGTATGTTGTCATTGCGTGAACCTTCATTAGTGCTTGTACCCGTCGTGCCGGTCGGTATTTCGATTTTGTCGCCGGGGTGGATTAAGTCCGGGTTTTTGTATTGGCTATTGTATTTCAAAACGAGACTAAACGGCACATTGTAACGTTTAGCAATTAAGTACATGCTATCGCCCTTTTGTACTGTAATTTGACTTGCAGACGCAGGCGCAGCAATTCCCAAAGCTAGAGCGACGGACAATAAAAGGGTTTGTTTTTTCATGTTGTTATTATATCCGTAATTCGCGGTTTTATAGTAACGTTTTGTCACTTTTATATAAATGGTAGCTATTAAGTTTAGCTATTGTGCGAATAGTAATAAAATTCCATATGCCTATAATTGAGAGTGTAAGGTACATAAACACAGATCTTACGAAAGGAAGTGAAAAGCCATTGTATTTAAAAGAAGCGTACGACCATTTAAAAAGTTTGACGCCTTTTACGGGCGAATGGGCAAAAGCAGAACAAGAATTTATTAAAATGCTTGTTTCGCAGGACGACAAAAACATAATGACGGCTGCAAAGGGCGCAACTTTATTAAAGCAGCTAGACGGGACAACAAAACCAAACGTTATTTATGCAGTTTATAACGCAGGTAAAAAAGGCTGCCCGCAATGTCTATATAAAGACGGCAAATACGTAGAAAGCGAAAGCAAAGAAGCTATGCAGGCTTATATAGACGCTATGAAGGTATTACACCCGGAAGAAGCAAAATATTATGTAATTTATAGCCATATTTACGAAAGGAAGTAACAACATGAAGTTAACAAAAGAAACCGTAAAAAAAATTGCGGCAATTATTGCCGTGTTAGCATTCGCAATGCTTTGTTTATCAAGCTTTGGAAAAGTCAACAAAGATAGCACAAACAGCACTAAAACACGAACCACAGTTAAAAGCGCAGTAAGCGAAAAGGCAAAAGAACCGGAAACAAAGAAAGAAGCGCCAATTAACAACGTGGTAGTTATTGCCGACAGCTACGGAAGTGCCGAATATTCACAAATTGAGTTTGTGCCGGTGCTTCGTGCCAACGGTGTTAACGTAACACAATACGCCGTACAGCCGGGAGCGGGTTTTAATACAAACGAAGGTACATACGCTTTTAAAACTCAAATTAACAAGCTTATTAAAGACTATGGCGTATCACAAGTAATTGTTATTAGCGGTTACAACGACATTTGGAACGCAAGCGCGGAAACAATCGCAGCTAATGCAATAGAATTTAATCAGATCGCAGCGGAAAAATTCCCAAATGCAAAAGTACGTTATTATTTTTGCGGGAAAAATCCATATGACAAAAGCCCGGAATATATCAAGAATTACAAGAAGGCTTACAGCGCATGGGCGGTTGCTTGCAAAGGATATAACGCCGAAATGGTAGCAGGCGCGGAAAATATCATAGTTAACGGCTATTGGTTCCAAAACGACTACGTACACCCGACCGCAGACGGCGTTAAAAGGCTTGCGGAGTTTATCGCAACTTCAATACTTAACGGCAAATCAATAGGCGACACAGGCGAAAAATACGACCTTGACGCCGTACAGTCTACAAACACTATTGCAGATCAAGAAGCAACATACGAACTTATAGAATATACCGCCAACGCTTATTGCAGCACGCCGGATATTAACGTAGTAATTGGAGAAATAAAGGAAGGTTAACAATGCCATATAGTTTACGTGTAAAAGTTAAAAAATTAGTGTTTCAAGGACACTTGACGCAAAAAGAAGGCGAAAGAATAAGGGACGCACTAGCAAAGCAGATACCGAAAGAACCATACGTGTATAACGCCGGTTGGTGGGGCATGGATTGGAAATGCCCTACTTGTAATTATCAACATGTGCATACAATAGAACGCGAAAAGCGTAATTATTGTTCGGTGTGCGGTCAAAAGTTAGATTGGAGTTAATTTATAATAAATTGACAAAAACCCGCATTTATGTTTGGTGATTTTGCGAATAGTAAAACTTTTACAGATCACTATAATTTTAAGTGTAAGCAATACCACTTTACATAACTTGAAAGAAGGTTTTTTAAATGACAACAGCATTTGCAATTAAGGTACTTTTAGAAATTATAGCCGTGCTGCTTTTAGTGTTCGGCTACATGCACGAAGACGACGTAATAGAGTTTGAAAAAATCATAAAATGGTGGGTTAGAAAGAAGGTTAACAATGCCCGACTTAATCATAAACAGGTACGGAACAAAAGCCGCAATGCAGAAGGCTAAAAAACAGTTTGAAAAGCAAGGCTATAAATGCTTTTCAGAAATACACGTACACGAAAATAAATACGTAGGCACTATGTACAAGGAATATGTATTACGTGCAGAAAAGAAAGAAGGTTAAACATGGAAAACAAGACACGCACAGAACTTTTAAAAGAGTATTGGGAAGCTTTACCGGTGGGTAAGGAAAACGCCGTAACATATGCGGCACTTTCCGCACGTTGGGATTTAAACCGCCGTGAAGTGCGCCGGCTGCTTCACGAATTAAGCACATACGACAACGGCGACGAATTTATTTTAATCAGATCTGCGAGCGGGCAGGGATTTTACAAGACCGACGACCCGGAAACAATCGCAACATACAAGAAAGAATTAATTAACAAGGGACTTTCCACAATGGCGCCAATACGCAAAATTAACCGCGTCACTAATGACCGTAACACATTAGAAATGTACGGCGAAAGGCTAGTTTAAAAGTAAGGGTAAGGCATGAAGGATTATACAAAATGGAATACGCCGGAATTGTCCGCAAGTTGGGAAACAACATTAGCGCAGGCAATTATTGAACAAGCGGTAACAGACTACAAAAAATTTAACAAAAGAGCAGTTTATTTAACTCACAAGCTAGAAAGAATGCCGAACAACACGCAGGAAGAGCAGCTAAAAAGAGTTGAAACCCGCAATAAAATTACACGTAGATCGGAAGAGCACACGTCTGAACTC